GCCTATATAACCACTAGCTACGGAAGTTGCTTCAATACCTACAAGCTGACTATACTCAAAGGTAGACGCTGCAGAGGAGCTTTTACGAATAGCTGCCAGGAGTGATAAAGAAGTATTGTCTTCAAAGAATAAACGGAATTGAGACTTACGGCGTATAACCAAAGCTTTTAGTTTTGTTACGTCTTCGTTGGCTGTATAGTTTTCAAATGTCTTTTGGATTTCACGAGATACTGTTTCAAGTTCAACGTCACCAATCCTGGATGTACCCGAAATGGGGCGAATACCATCCGGCCCAAGAAAGATAATGTCACCACCAAATTCTACCACAGTATCAGGTGCTACGCAACCCAAGTCATTAGTAACATTTTCTACGCTAAAGTTAGAGTAGTTATCTCCAACAATTCTTTTAATCTGGTTTTGACCAAATACATAAAGTTGGTTACGAAAAGATTTTAATTGGGTTACGGTAAAACCAATGTTAATAACGCCAGCACCATTACCGGGATCAAAGTCTATATCAGAGTTAGGTGAAGAAAAGTATATATTAAAAGGTTCGTCAGGATCACCCGCTAACCAAAGATGATTTGCAAAGGCACTAGCAAACTTAGGGTTGTTAGGTGCGTTAGCGTGGGTAATCTGCACATAGTTAGTTCCATTATACTTAGCGGCAGGATTAATTCCATCTGTAAGGAGTAGTACTTCTTCCGTCCAGTTGTATCTTTCAAACCGTACAACGTCAACACCTGTCATTGTAGGACTACCAGCTGACGTTACAGCCTGCCAACCTTTTACAGTAGGTGTGCTTGCTACTGTACCTGTTGCTGCAGAGGTAACTCCTGTAATAATATTGCTTGTAGCAAATACAGAACTGGGTAACTTACCAAAGTCTACTACAATAGCGTTTGAGGTTTTAGATATAACAGTGCCAGTCACTGCTGTTGCAGTACTATCTCCTGAGCTAACTACCGCAGTAAGAGACTCACTTACACTAAAGGCCGTTCCCTCACCTAATCCAAGAGCTACATCGTAGTAATGATTGTACCAATGTAAGTAGTTAGTTCCAGAAGAGGGCTTTCTACACCCCAGTATGCCCTGATTTATTTCGCCATTTACGGCAAGACCTAGTACTTTTCCTGTACCGGGAAGTGTACCATAAGAATTTGCGTAACCTGTTATACGTCTATATCCACCCTCAAGAGAGGGCTCCATGTTAATTAAACGTATTGCGCTACCAGACAAAGAATTGCTCTGCGTCAAAGGGTCTACGTTAGTTACTAGCCCCCCAGCACATACAGAAACAAAAGTTTGTAGATTATCCGCCATGTTTATATTTTATCTGATATTAAATTATAGGAAGACCTATACATAACTGTAGATCGTACATTTACAGGTTGGTCAACAAGAAGTCTGCGCATCATTTTAATACCGTCTTCAAACTTCTGACTATGCAAAGAAGCACTTTGCTCATTAGACCGGAACAACATCATGTACATCATAGCACCATCAATAACTACATGCTTAAACCTATCAGGAATAATAGCCTCATCGTCATGTAAAACAAGGTCTGCAGGGTATTTCCAGTAACGGTACTCAACTACGTAAGCTGCATCCGAAACTGGACTAACCCCAAACTTTGTATCCTGTGTCATGTACACGTACTGAGGCGTATCTCTAGCCCCTGTACCACCCGTGTCTTCTGCTGATCTAAAGTTAGAAATGTATTGATCGTATGTAATTAATTCTAATTTTTGTGGTGTGTTGTTTTTAGAGGAAAGTTGTTTAATGTAAAACGTATCCCAATCTGCCTTTGAATAGTCAGCAGGAAATAAATAAGTATTAGTACCAGCAGAAAGAGTGTGCTCATAGGTTATAAGAGTAAAGGGCCACTCCTGTGCATCCTGAAGTGCCTCACGAATAGCAGAGTTTATAGCGTCTTTCGCCAGTGCCTGAACATTCTTAACGGCACTAAAATCAGATTGATCAATTTGAACTTCGTTTAATCGACGCAGCAGTTCATTTGTTAAATTAAGAAATGTACTCATTGTTATAGCCTTTTAGCGGGGGTGAAGTACAGTCTAGCAGAAAGTGTAGCATCAAACTCATCTGACCCACCGTGCCTAAATAGTAATACCTTGTCGCCTGCATGTAAGAACAGTGGACCGCCACCAATAAACTGCCTGTGGTTATTTCCTGCTATAGCTTCTTCTGCTACAAGAAAGTGGTATGTAGTATCCTCTGCGTGATATACTTGGATGCCAATTTTTGCTGTAGAGGTTGCTTCATTAGCTACCATAAGAAATACTATTTCAGCTTCGTGGCTTTCAGGACAAGTAAATAATAACGTAGCGTTACTGGGATCACCAGAAGTACTGGCAGAGTTACCTACAATACTAGCAAACTTACTAGCTGTCCTGAAGTTAACTCCAGCCATCTACTTTTTATTTTTACGGTTGTCTGTAATTTTTACGGGATTACAATAGTTCTTTTTAGTTACTACGCCACCATCGTACAAACCCATAGCGGATGTAGTACCCCTAGAGGATAACATACCTTGCGGCGCACGATTAGCGGAAGGGCGATAACGACTATCTTCTTGTTCGGGAGTTGTTACACCACCCAAAGCATACTTTTTAATTTTAGGCATTTCGTATTCCTTATACTGTAAAGTGGGGCCATCGAAACAGCCCCACTAAATATTTATTTACGCAAGTGCGTCACGATCTACTTCCGCAGGAGCGGCGTCACGTTGGTCACTAACGTCCATCATTACAGCGTAAACACGAAGTTTACCAGCTGAGAATGTTGCACCGGAACCTGCAAAGGTAAGGTCCAACGTATCTGCAGCAGCAAGTGTAACGTCAGCCGCAGGTGTAGCAGAAGGAGCGTACGCACCATCAGCCGCACCGTCAATGTCAAACGCTGCAACAAACTCATCTGCATCTGCTGCACCAAGTGTAACAGTTGCGTCTGTTCCTGTATTCATTGTTGCAGACGCAACAACACAAACACCTGCGTGTAGTACACGAGTGTTAGCAGGAATAGTTAAGCATTGAACTACGTCACCAGCGGAACAGTCAATAGCCTGATCCGAAAGAACAATAGTTTTTTGTACCATGTACGGTGCACGTCCACGTTGTGAACTACCGTGAGCAGGTAACAATAGTGTTGAAATAGTAGCCATTTTCTATTCTCCCTTATGCTAAATGGTACTTGGCGTTAACCAAGGCTTCAGGCCGAAGAATTTTCCGACCATACAAATGCATTCCACGAACAATGTCCGAGAAGCTGTCTGGGTCACGATATGTTTCAGTTTTGTTGATCTGCTCAGCAGTTGCAACAGATGAATCATGTCCCGCAACAATCATACCGTAGTTAGTAGAAGAGTTCGTACCTGTAAAGGACGGACCATCACCAACCGATGGCAAGTTGTTAGACTGGTATACACGGAAACCGTGGATGTTCATACCGATTTGACCATTCTGGAGACCAGAACCACCGAAGTCAGCATTGAACAGACGAGAATCTTCGTCTTTCAAAAGTTCCATGAATACGGGATCAACTACCAACCAACGACCTTGTGTATCGACGTTTTGCTGGTCAAGAAGACGAGACATACGTGCAATAACTGTCAATGGAAAAGTATCACCAGCGGCAGGTGTAGCGTCTGTAGCTCCACCAGTACGTGCTGCAAGAGCAAGAGCTTGCGTTGCAGTACCACCAAATGACGCTGCATCAATTTTCATTGAAGACAACAATTCGTCAGTACCTGCAGTAGAAACCGCAACAGTACCGTTAGTGGTTGTGTTAACGGTGTCAGGTGTACCGTGGGTTGCAGACTGTTTGAAGCCTGTCAGATAACCAAGTACGTCTTGGTCAAACTGGTCAGACAAACGATACGCAGCACGATCCGAAGCAAGGCTTTGGAAATTGACGTGACTGTGCGCTTCCTCAATGTCGTCAACCTTGAAAGCAAAATAGTTAGCTTTGTCGATTGTCAATGAGAAATCTTCATCGTCCAAGTCTTGTGGTGTAATAGTTGTACCACGTAGGTAAGGTTGAACAGTGATCTCAGGTTCTTTAATAATTTTAACTGAGTCACCCATATTGGCGATTTCGCCAAAATAATCAGAGTTAGTAATAGCTTCACAGATAGATGCTTTGCGGAATGCAAGTTGCACCTGTTTGCTATAAATGACTGGTGAGAAATTACCGTTTGGTAAATTGCCATAACCAGCAGCGGTTCCGAATGCCATATTAATTCTCCTAGCATTAGATACAGATGCAAACGACTAATGACTTATACAGAGGCTAATTACTACTAGGGTGCGTTAACAAGAAAGTTGGCCTACCTTCTAGTATAACGGGCCATGAGACATTAGGTTGTCCGAAAGCGTTATTGTTGTTTGCGGGAAGTTTAGTTAGTTGTAGTGTGGGTAGTCCTATGTAGGGGCCACACTACTACATTGTACATATAGTTATAACATAAATAAATTATATGTCAATAGGTTTATCTAGCATTACCAGACATATCGTAAATAAATTTACCCGTACGAATAGATTCCATAATAGCATCGGAAGCTTTTTCGTATTGTTGCGGTGACATTTTATTTACTTGAGACTCTTTAAAAGTACCAGAGGAGTTGCTTGTGTCAGGAACACTACGATTATTACGACTATTTACAGAACGTGCAGCGTCTTTGGGGCTTGCACTTTTCTTTGTTTTAATACCCATATCCGCTTTGTACAAATCAATTGCACGTGCAGCAGAACGGGAATCACTATCATTTTCATACAGAGCGTCTTGTACCCACTTAGGTTGTTCATCAACCCAATTGTGAAACTCGTCACTGTCACGTATATCACCAAAATCTGGATGCGCAGACAGCAATTCCGACTCAGCTTTTTCACGTGCGGCACTAGCTCTCATCTCATCAATTTCTTTTACCCGTTCTTCAAAACCCGCAGATTGTTCCCGTGCCTTTTTAATAGCAATAGTTTCTACAATAGCCGCTACGTCAGGATATTGCTTTGCCCAAGCGTCAATGTCTTCATCGGATTTAGGAAGTTTAATTTCTTCTTTAGTAGATTGCTCTAATTGACGTTGTATAAGTTTAAACTTATCGTCCCAATCTTTTTCTTTTTCTTGCATGTGGCGGCGAAGATCGCCATAACGTTTCTTAAAGCTTTTATCTTCTGCGTTTACTGGTTCATCTTCCTGTTCAGGAGCTTCGCCACTTTGTTCCGCAATAAGTTTTTTTAGTTCTTCTTCTTCTATTTTACGTTTGTCTTCATTAGAGTATTTACGATTTGCAAAGGCTACCTTAGTAGGGGCTTGCATTTCTTCTGCCATAATAGTATCGTTCATTTTATTCTCTCTTACTGGGGCCGCCGTAGCCTAGTGTGTTGTCAGGGGGATGGGTAGCCAGTCAAATATAGCGGATTATCTACGTGCCGCTAAGCCACGCTTGGGTGTAGGTGTAAGCATTGAACTAAGCATTGTCAAGTCTGGACCTAATACTTTTGCTAGTATAGCACCTTGAGGAGATGTTTGCAAGGAACTTAATGTAGATTTTTCTTCATCTGATAGTTCAGCAGCACGGCCTTGGACTTCATTGAAGTACTCTCCAAATGTATATGTTTCTTCTTCCATGCTATTTACCTATCTTTTCTTTAATGACACCCGCAACGTATACTAATGGGTGTACAATCTTGCACCAGATATTACCTAAAATATCATCTTTAGCTTTACCTTTAGTAAGTACATGACGAAGGTGTTGTGTTCTATGTTTGGCTAAAGCTGCACCTAACTTAGTTAGTATAGAACTATTCTTCATACCTTTAACGTAAGGTTTGAATAACCAATGATAACCTATTTGATGTAGGGGTGTCAAGTGCCTTTTTTGATATATGTCCCAAATCTTTATAGACCGTTGCCAATCTACCAGTTGGGTTTGGCGATACATTTCGGTACATACAATTTTATCTTCGTTGCCACCATCGTTTCCGCTGTCCTTATTACTGCTGCTTGCAACTGGTGTAGGTGCAGGTTGAGCAGCGGCACGTTCTTTTACAAGTTCGTTAGCTCTTGGCGTCCAGCCATTTGCTATTTCTTTATTGATGTCTGCCTGTACAGCTTCTTTACTACGTGAGCCTACAACTTTTGCAGCTTTTACTTTAGTGACTGCATTAGTTCCCGGTTGTACCGCCCACACATTACCTGCACCAGCATCTCCAAATCTATCCTGATTGGCTTTAGCTATAGGAGCACTTGTCTTATTAATAACATTTGCAGTGGCAACGTTTTTACTTGCAGCGGGAGTAGTCTTTGTTTTAGATTTACTACTTCCGGTAGTAACAATCTCACCACCTACATATTCTTTATCATCACCGGGGGTAAACAAATTTGCTGCAGTTTGGTATAGACTATTAGAACCTGCTTTAGCCGCTTCAGCTGGTTTAGCAAGATCAGTAGTGTATCTTTCTGTTTTACCATCGCCATCTCTGTCATAGTTAAACTCTTTAGCACCTGCTGCACGATTTGTTGCAAAGGTTTGGTTAAATGTTTGTGCTGTAGCAGCAGGAAGACCTGTACTAGAGATAGAAAGACGTGGGTCTACAGGAAAGGTAGGTGCGACAGGTGCCCCAGCAACAGGTGCGGGTGGTTGCTTAGTCGAATACGCAGGCACGGTATCGTACGTGCTTCCCGCAAAAGCTTGTTGTGTTTGGTCTTGTACGGTTGCAGGAAATAGAGTAGTATCCATCTGTGTACCATAGTTGTATGCGGTATCTGTATAATTACGTGGGGATGATGGTACATCAGATTTAGGTACTTCAGTAGTCATTTTAGGCGTAAACTGCTGCGTTGACTCTAGTGTAAAGTTAGGATCAACACCGGGAAGTGGCCCAAGGTCCGTTTTAAAAGCATACTCTTTAACTAGATTATTTACTTCGGTAACAGTATTTGCAAAAGCTGAGCTATCTGCTAAAGCATCGTCTGCATACTTACGTACAGTAGCATTAGCGTACGGTTTACCAAACATATCGTAGCTTGGTGTGCTGGGCGTAAAGGAAGGTGTTTGTTCTTCTTTCGTTTGTACTGGATAACCTGCCGCCTCTAATAAACGAGGATCAGCGGTTGACGCAGAAAAAGGTACGCCACCGGAAGGTGTTATACTGGCACGTTTAGCTATTTGTTCTTCTGTAGATAACTTAGGCCGACCAAAGTTAGGGCCAAATAAATTGGCAACAGTATTGTTTGCGTAATCTGTGTTGTAAAGTGTAGTCATACTATTAGATTGTATTTCACGAGCCGCATCTTTACCCAGCCTCACCGAAGCATCCTTTAAAATGTACTCTAGTACATCTCTTGGTATTAGGTTCTTTTCTACATCGGCTAGTGCTGTACTGTACTTACGTGTAAATGCATCAAATTCATCTTTAAATTTTTCTTCGTCTTTTGCAGTGGCTGCTGGCATGTTAGCTGTACTTGTAAATTCGGGTTCACTAAGCTCACCCGGTAGGTCTGTAGATAAGGAAGGAGATTTACTATACTGACCTTCTACATCGCCAAAATTAAAAGTTTCGTTTTCAATTTTAACTACCTCTGTTACTGCTTTTTTCTTTTCTTCCTCGTCTGCACCAAACAGGTCGCCTATAGTTCCGGTAATGCCATCTACTACTTTACTTAAAATAGATTTTTTTGATTCTTCATTTAGTGAATCTTTAATTTTTTGTAACGCTGCAACCTGTCCCGGCATAGAAGTTTTTTTAGCCTGTGCAATTTTTTCGTCTAAGTCTTCTATCACACGGTTCCGTTGACTTTTATTTAGTAAATATACAGGAACACCTAATCCAAAAACAGAAGCAACGCCAGAGACTACAGAAGACGTACCATCAAAAAATTTAGTCGCTTCGTCAATCCAAAGCTGTAAATCTTTACCGTCGGAGCCTGTCGTATCCATATCCCAGCCACCAGATTTTTGAAATTGAGACTTTGGCACAGTAAAATTGTTATCGTCTTTGTCGTTGCCCGTTGCGGCGTTTATAGCGTTACCTACTTCCGTAGCTATAGCGGTAGTACCCTGCGATGCTCCGCCTGTAGAACCACTTTCGTCAGAGGTCGGTGTATATTCTGTATAGCCTGATGGAATAGGATATGCGGGAGAGCCGCCCACAAAAGGTATTAACAAAGAAGTGCCTGCTGAGTTACGATATTCTTTAAACTCTACGTACCCTTTACCCATAAATTCTTTAAAACTAACGGCTGATCTTTTTGCAGTAGGGGTTGTAGTAGTTAGTTGACGAGGCGCAGCAGTTTGAGCAACACCCCCAACTAAAGAACGAGGTGCCGCATTTTGTACTACCCCACCTTCCGCCATGCCAACAGGGAGACTTAATGGTGCGTCATCTGGAACAGTAGCTTCTTCACTATTGCCCATTTGCCCCATGTCATCCATATTTTGAAGTCCTGCCTTAGCTTTCTGTCGCATCTGCATAAGTTTATCTAAACCAATATACCTAACTACATCTTCGGGAAATACAAACTCACCTTCGCTGACCATAGCGGGTATGTCATCACGAACACCTTTACGTGTACCGCCTACAGGAACTTTATTACCAGACTCTTTGTCTACCATGCCACCCTCTTCTTTAAGACCACCATCGTTAAAAAGTTTCATTTGTTTCCGCATTGGGGTTCCGCCTCTGTTAAATTTTAAACCTTGACTTACTTTTTCTTCAGCCATTTTTTAATACTTCATCTCTAAGTAGCTTTAGCCTACGCAATGTGTATATAGCACCTTGTGACCTATACATAATCTTGTCATTGTCAGACTGTTCCATAGTACGATGCTGTTGCGCTATCAATGTATCAATATAACTACTGAACTGGTCCCATTGCTGGGGGTTGTTGACCATTGCCTTGAGCTTGCTCAGGTGCTCCTTGTCCTTGTGCATTTCCACTAAATCCTTGTTCATTAGGCACTGGAACTTGGCCCGTACCTATATTACCACCACCTGCGCCTGTAGGGTCCATTGGTCCCTGACTTCCATCTGCAGCTGGTTGTTGAAAGCCCTTCATAAGCTCAGCTTGAATAGCTGCTTCGTCCATATTGTTGGTAACTTTATCTGGGTCTAGTTCAAGAGACTTTGCAATCTCTCGTATAATATACTGGAATTTTGCAAAAGGTGCAAGTGCTGGACTAGAAGATATTTGCATAAACTGCATTAATCTTTGACTACGTACTTCATTAGCCATTAAGCTTTCTGTACCACGTGCTTTAACTTCCAAGTCACCCTTAATGGCAGGATCATAATCAAACTGCATATTAAATCTAAACAAACCTTCACCTAGTGGGCGAAGCAAGTAGTCATCAATATTTTTAATTACGTTCTTTACTCCGCCTTGGGCTGCTCCCATAAGCATAGATATGCCAGAAGCGGTACGTCCTACGCCAGATACGCCTGTCTGACCATGCGCAAAAGAAGGGAAGCCTGTGCTTTCATCTGCAAGTACACGTGCCTTGTCAAACAACTGTAAGTTTTCTTGGGCTACGTTAGGAAACTTAGTACCAAAGATACTTTGTCCCGGCGCACCACCTTGACGCCTAAACACTTTACCGGGATACACAGACAAGTCTTGTCCCGGTACTAGATTAGTTTCGTCTACCTCAATAAGTAAGTTACCAGACAGTACGGCGTTATCTACTGCCATACGCATAAAACCATTCATCAAAGTTTGTGTATCGTCCATGTTTTCCGCAATGCCTACGCCAAAAAAACTATAAGGATTAAGCTCATAAGGCACCGCCATGTAAGGAATATTTGCAGGTTTAAACGGATTAAGAACCATACGAAGAAGTTTACCATTGCAAATCCATACATTAGCTTGCAACTCATCTACGTTTTCTAGCTCTTCAGGAATGTCTACGCCTTGATCCATAAGCATCTCGACATCTACCATGCCCCAATACTCCAGTACCTCAAACCGTTCTACGCCGTGTTCTGGTGCGTAATCAGAAAGATCGTCTTCCCAAGATTCTTTATTATAGTTTTCACCAAGTTGGACTGCTTCATCAATTACGTTACGGCGAAAGTGTGGCCTACGCTTTAATCCACGCAACTGTGTACGAGACATCTTGTGACGTTCAATTACAAACTGTGCTTCATCCATGTTATTTGCGTCTGGGTCAGGATAAAAGTTCCACACGGATACATGGGATACTTGTGGAATTGTTTTCATAATAGGTGAATACTCACCGTCTTCACCCCAGTTAGGATACTCTTTATCTACTGCGAAGGGGCCTTTCATAACACCTGTACCAAACAGGGCCATTTCAAAGGCCGTACTACGTAAATGTTTACTTGCGCTAGACTCTTCTAGTTGGTCGTGGATTTTCTTTTGCATCATCTTAGCGGCGATCATTGCAGGACTAAAAGTAACTGCAGTAGGAGTTTTACCTACACCCACACGAACATTATCAATTTCGCTAATCTTATCTTTAAGTGGCCCTATACTATCTAACAATGTTTTAGCGGTAGCGCCTGCAGGTAAATCTTTACCGTCACCAGCAAATCCGTAAGGGCTAACGCTGGCATTTAGTTCAGAAGTACGAAGCTGATCCGGTTCTTTAGGGTCAAAGTGTACATCTGCAACTACGCCTTCTGGCAGTTCAGTAGGGTCAACTGTAAGGGGAAACTTTTGACCCGCAAATAACACGTCAACAATTTGCCCGTAGGCAGCTAGAGTTTTAGTTTTTGTTACCTTAATAAATACACGAGACTTTTCTGCCTCTGTAAATTGTACATCGGGACCGTACAAACCCCTGTAGTTACGATACGCACGTAGCCAGCGCAACTCATCCTGCTGACGATAATCATCTGCACGATTATACTTTTCCATAATGAATGGAATAATTTTAGAAGTATTGGCATCGTCAATAGAAGAGTCTTCACTATCTTCTAATACAATTGAATCATCTTCAATAAAGCCTTCAGTATCTTCTTCCATTTATGCTTCCTTAATATCCAAAAGTAGCATCTGCTACTCTCATAGTATTTGATGGTCCACTGTTGGGATCGTAGTCCCATATACTAAATCGTGGTCTTGACATAATACCATACCTTAGCGCATCGTACAAGTGGTCTTCTGAGGTAGTGTCTATGTCCTCTGGGTTTCTTTTGTCTATGGGTAGCGCAGGTAACTGTGCAACTATGTTAGTACAGGTGTTAAAAAATATAAGTCTAGGTTCTTCTGTAAACTCATCAACCTGTAATCGCCTGTGTATTTCATTCTTACCTGCTACACGAGAGCCTTTAGAACGATCTGATGGACGCCACCGACAACCCCTTTGTACCATCTGCTCCGCTAGGGACGGTCCCGTATCACCACGTTTGTGCCAAAGAGAGCTATCCAATACGCCGTATTTAATGTTTCCGTCTTCTGCTTCTAGGTTAAGAACCATGTCTGCGAGGTCAGCAGCAAGTACCTTTGTTACGTATAACTCACGATACACTACTAACTGTTCACTAGGGGATACAGCAATCCAGACTACGCCAGATTTACTTCCATATCCATAGTCACATGCCCGAAACTTAACCCAGTTAGATGGTATCTTAAAGGGTTCAACTACGTGGATGTTTCTATCGAACTCCGTAAATGCTGCACCTTCTTTAATGTCCCAATCACCGTCTAGTAGTTGCCTACGTTGTTGCTCAGGCAAGGATAGAAGCATTGCCTCATAGTCGCCTTGCTCAGCTAGGTATGGATTATCTCTTAATCGTGCAGGAATAAACTTACGTTTGAATAGTGCCTTCCCTGCTTTCTCATGCCCTGCAGGGTAGCGAAGTACTTCAGTAGTTTCAATATCAGTAGCGTCAAAGGATACACCGTATGCAGCAGGGTCAATAAACATTTTCTTAACCCAATGGTGTCCTCTGCCTCCGGGGTTAGTAGTAGCTCTCATATACACTGGTAGGTCTTTAGCTGTAGACCTCAAGCGACTCCTCATATAGTTCCAAGCGAAGGGACTAGGCCATTGCGTAAGTTCGTCAAAGCCTATCCAGCTAAATGCTAAACCTTGATAGCGAAGTACGTCATCTTCTTTATCTAGGTAGGACATCCACAGTCTGGCACCAGAGGGTGCAGTCCACTGCATCTTACGTTCTGACCATTTAATACCGGGCCAAATCTTAGGATACATTTCTTGTGACTTAAAGATAAGTTCTCGTAGTTCTTCCGTGGTATGCCGTAGGAGCAATCCTGAGAAGGCTGGGTGGCCCATAAAGCGTAAAGGGTCAGCTAACATAGCGTAACTCTTTCCACCCCCTGCAGAGCCTCCGTATAAGACCTCACGCTCACTTGCAGCTAGGAAGTCTGTCTGTGGCCCAGCATTAGGTTTAAAAATAATGTTATGCTGTTCTTCTACCTGCGACAAATCTTCTACAAGTAAGGTAGTAGGTTTAGGCTGCGTCTGCTTTTGGCTTGTCTTCCTCGCCTTGGGCTTTTGCGCCGATCCTTGTGCGCTCGATTTCTTCCGCTTTGGCGATTGCCTTTTTCGCATAGTCTGCCCATCTGCGTAGGCTTCCAGCTTTGTTTTTTCTTCTTCGCTCATTGTCCAACCGTTTCTTTAATCCTACGTGAGATATACTTCTGCCTGTGTTTCGTGTAAGCCAGTTAGCTACCTCACGATAAGAGTACTGCTTTAAGTATCTCTTAGCTTCCATAAGCATATCAAGTTCGTGTACAATTGGCAAGAGTATTCCGCTATCTTCTGGGTCTAATTGATACCCGAAGGGAACTGTTCTAGCTACACGTGGGATAGGAACCCATTCGTTGTCTTCTTGTAGGTCAGTCGGTTGTGGTAGTTTCCATTGTCCTAATGGCTTAGTCATCGTCTTCCTGTACTTGTTTAGCTGGCATCAGCATGACACCACCCTTAGATTCTACCTGTACCTTCTCAGTTTTAACTAAGCCTGTACGGTCTAGTAGTTCTTTAGCTGCCGCCATCTTTTCACGAATGCCTAACTCAGTAGGATCGTACAAGGCACTAACCATAGCGATAGCAGCTTTAGGTACGTTACGTGCTAGATAGCTATGTGTTGTGTCAATGATTTCTTCTTTCAAGCTATTAGTAATTTCTGTATTAGAAGTATTTTCTGAATACCCTGCAAGTTTTTTGGCGGTAGTAACATCACCACCTGCCTCATCCATAAGGACTGCTAAAAACTTTTGTTGACGTTCCGTTAACTCACGTGCCATATTACTTCCTTTACATCAACTCAAAGTGTGGGCCATCAATAAAGGGCCTACGACCTTCACTGCGGCGAAGATCAATGTATTTCATCATTGCGTCTTCCGATGTACCTTCGTACGTACGAATGTCACCCTCTGACCATGCGGCACCCCACTTGATTGCCACATCAAGTTCCTTAGCTGCCTCTTTCATTGCGTCACATAGATCGTCATAGACGTTTAGTTCCCAGCAACCCTTACCTTCTACGTAAGCCATCAAGTCAACTGCCCTACCTACAAGGTGCTTAGACTTCATAGTCTGAGACTTACCTGCAGCTACAAGTTTACGTTGCTCCGCTTGTGTACGCATACCATAGATAACTCCGAAGTCTATCTTCGTAAGTTCAATGGCACGTTTAACTACAGACACAAGTGTTTCATCTACGCCTTCCATCTTGTCAAGGCTACGTTGTGATAAATTAAATGCCATTACATTTTTCCCAACGGCTTAAAACCACGAGTGCTTGACGTATTACCTACGCTACCAGCGACCAGTGGACGACCTTTTGGACGTAGTGAAGTTGTAGGTGCTTTAACTTTATCTTTTGTTAGCTTTTGTGCAGCCATAATGGAAGCTGGCTTGTATTTCTTTTTAGCTGCAGAAATACCGTTAGCTGTAATAAATCGTGTCACAGCTGCTGGTGTTCCGTCTACTTTACCCATATTTGCGGGACGTGCCTTTGGTCGCATAGCCATATTACTTACTTCCTCCGAAAAACTTACTTACTGATCTCATTCCTATGCTGGCACTTACAATGCCACCTAAGCTATATTGATACCATGTCGGCATTACTTCAAGTGCAGTAAAACCTGCTTGTACTATTTGATTACCCCAGTCACCACAGAAGGCTAGTATCAGGGGGATACTGAAA